TGCGGTCAAGAACTTCGCACGGGCTACAACTTCCGCACAGCGCGGCGGTCTCTGAACCTGTTGACGATTGAGTGGGCAAACCGTGGTCTGAACTTCTGGACTGTAGAACAGGGCCAGATTCCAATGGTGACGGGTCAGGCTATCTACCCCATGCCTACCGACACAATCAACCTCCTAGACATGGTAATACGCCAAAGCAACGCCACGTCTAACCAGATTGACATCAACATCAGCGGGATTTCTGAATCTACGTACATGAGCCTGCCAAACAAGTTGGGGCAAGGTCGCCCAATTCAGGTCTGGTACAACCGTCAATCTGGTCAAGAGAACAGCACTACGGTTACCCTTAACGGAACTATTTCGTCTACAGCCACCACAATTACGTTGTCTAATGTGGGCAGTCTAACCACTGCTGGATTTATCAAGATTGATAACGAGACAATCAGTTACCCCAACGTTGATCCAGTCAACAATCAGTTACTTAATTGTGCCCGTGGGCAGAACGGCACGACTGCCGCAGCGCATACTACTGGCGCAGCCATAACTGTGCAAAACTTGCCAGCAATCAACGTGTGGCCTACACCTAACGCCCCCGGCAATCAGTACATGTTTGTGTACTACCGCATGCGCCGTATTCAGGACGCTGGTACGGGCGTGACCGTGCAAGATATTCCGTTCCGTTTTATCCCCTGTATGGTGGCCGGGTTGGCCTATCTGTTGAGCATGAAGCTGCCAGATGTTGACCCCCAGCGCGTGATGGGGCTGAAGGCCGAGTATGAACAGCAGTGGGACTTAGCCCAGTCAGAAGACCGCGATACCTCTCCGTTGAGATTCGTGCCAAGGAATATGTTCTATGCCTAGTAAATTTGCATCAGGCAAACATGCGATTGCTGAATGCGATAGATGTTCGCAGAGGTACATGCTCAAGGAATTAAAGACACAGATCGTCAAGACTAAACCATTTAATATCAAGGTGTGCCCCTCGTGCTGGGATCCGGATCAGCCGCAGTTGCAGTTGGGTATGTACCCAGTCAATGACCCGCAAGCCGTACGCGACCCACGCCCAGATGTGAGCTACGAAGTATCCGGTCAAAGTGGTTTACAGCTTACGCTGACGGACAGTACAACCCAAGATGGGTTTGGGTACCCAGAAGCGGGTAGTCGGGTCTTTCAGTGGGGGTACAACCCTGTTGGTGGGGCAAGTGGGTTTGACACTCTTTTAACACCAAATAACTTGGTGTTGGCAGTAGAACTTGGTACAGTTACGGTTACAACAACATAAGGAGTCGATCATGGATGCGAAAAAAGCAGTGCGCAAGCACGAATCAAATATGCACCCCGGTGCAAAGCCTACTAAATTGGCCAAGGGCGGCAAAACCAATCTGCAAATGAAGCAGTTGGGTCGTGGTTTGGCCAAAGTAGCTAATCAAAAAAAAGGTGGTTGATATGGCAACTTTTAGCAAAAAAGTATTGGGCAAAGAAGTTGGTGATGCCAGCGTTTACGCACCGCCCCACACTATGGACGGCAAGTCCGGTGTAGACATCAAGAACAATGGCTATGACGGCGGTAATCGCTTGACTGCCAATGATGTGAACATGTCTGTTGGCAACATCAGTCGTGATCCATACAAAGAACCAAAGACAACAGGTATCAAGATTCGTGGTACTGGCGCGGCTACCAAGGGTGTGATGGCAAGAGGCCCGATGGCTTGATATGGATTACTCGCAACTGTTCAACAACATTCAGTCGTACACGGAAAATAATTTTCCGGAGTTCACCGTTTCCGACGGATCGACAGAAACACCTACTGAACAGATTAACCGTTTTATTCAGCAAGCAGAACAGCGTGTCTACAACACAGTGCAGTTTCCGTTCTTGCGTAAAAATATGACGGGCAACATCCAGTCTGGCAACAAATATCTTCAGGCTCCAAACGACTACTTAGCCACATATTCTTTGGCGGTAATTGGCGCAGATGGCAGCTACGAGTACTTGTTGAACAAAGACGTGAACTACATCCGTGCCGCATACCCAAACCCCACTACAGATGTGGGTGCTCCTAGATATTACGCATTATTTGGCCCAGCCCTTGTTGGCAATGCAATCACAACTGAATTAACGTTTCTACTTGGCCCAACACCTGATGCGGTGTACACGGTAGAACTTCATTTCTACTACTATCCTGTGTCTATCGTGCAAGCGGTAATTTCAACTTTAGGGGCACCTACAGGCGGTTCTGGCTACACCAATGGTTTGTACTACAACGTGCAGTTGACTGGCGGTAGTGGCTCTGCGGCTTATGCGGATATCACTGTAAGTGGCGGCGCTGTGACAGCGGTTGCTCTTCGTAACGGCGGGTGTTTATATAAAGTAGGTAATGCGCTGTCAGCAGCAGTTGCCGATATTGGCGGTACAGGGACTGGGTTTTCTGTTTCCGTAGCTACAGTAGATAACGTGAACGGCACTTCATGGCTGGGTGATAACTTTGACACAGTGCTCTTGTATGGCGCACTGGTTGAGGCTTACACCTATATGAAGGGTGAGACAGACTTACTTGCTGTTTACGATGGCAAGTACAAAGAAGCCCTTGCGCAAGCTAAACGCCTTGGCGATGGTATGGAGCGTCAGGATGCTTATCGTTCTGGCCAGTACAGACAGAGGGTAACCTGATGGCTTTTACAGGTAACTTTTCCTGCAATACGTTGCGCACTGGGCTGATTAACGGGACGTTGAACTTTGCAACGGACACGTTCTATTTGGCGTTGTACACAAACTCGGCCTCGTTGAACCAACTGACTACGGCGTACACCGTTGATGGCGAAACTTCTGGCGGCAATTATGCGGCTGGTGGGCTGGTAGTAGCGGCCACGGTTAGTACGGCTCTTAGCACAACTGGCAGTACGATCTACGTCAATTTCTCAAGCCCTGCTTGGACTGGCGCAATTACTGCTCGTGGGGCTTTGATCTACAAAGCTGGCGCAAACGGCGCTGTCTGTGTTTTGGACTTCGGAAATAACGTAACGTCAACCGGCACTTTCACCGTAACGATGCCTGCTAACACCAGCACGTCCGCACTCATTAGACTTGTATAGGAGAAAATATGGCATTGGTCACAACCACTAAAGGCGAAATGGACGAATCTCTTCTTGAGAAAAAAGAAGGTTCATTGGATAATGACAACGAATCAACCACGTGGGTGGAGTATTGGTTGGATGGCGAACTTGTCCACCGCTCTGCTCATGTCGCCCTAAAAAAACCCGTAACACTAGCTGCCGAAGCGGCGTCTTTCACCTAAGGAACTATCATGGCAAATACTCAAGCAATGTGCACATCGTTTATGGGCCAGTTGATGACTGCAACCCATAACTTTGGTGTAGCACCTATTCGAGCCGGGACAGGCGTCGATACGTTTAAGGCTGCTCTGTATCTGACAACCGCAACCGTTAATGCTGCCACAACGGCATATTCCGCTTCTAACGAAGTTTCTGGTACTGGCTACTCTGCGGGCGGTGTGGGAGTAACTATGGGAACCGTTCCAACGGCCACCAACAGTTCTGCAACAGCAGGTGTTGCATTCGTCACACCTTCGGCCAGCATTACATATACCACAGTGACCTTGTCCACAGCGTTTGATGCAGTGTTGATCTACAACTCAACACAGGCTGACAAGGCGGTGAGTGTCCACACCTTTGGTTCGCAAACAATTACTGCTGGCACGTTCACGTTAACAATGCCTGCAAATACAACAACGACTGCGCTGATCCGCTTGGCTACAACCTAATAGGACTGGCGGGGTAACCCGCTAGAGTAGCCATGTTTGGAATCTCCGCATACGCTGAAGCACCGTTTGCCTCGCTTGCGGGGGTTACGGTAGTTGTTGCCCTTACCGGCGTTCAGGCATCTGGCGCGGTAGGAGCAGTTGTTTATACGCCGCTTGTAGAGGTAGCGTTGACTGGGGTTGAGGCTGTTGGCGCGGTTGGAAATGTTACAGAAAGCAGTGAGGTTGGGCTTAATGGTGCGCAGGCCGCTGGTGAGCCGGGTTCAATTGGGGTGCTTGGGGTTGAAGCTGGCCTTCAAGGTGTGCAGGCGGCTGGTGCAGTTGGTACGGTAACTACGGATCGTGCAATTGCGTTGGTTGGTGTTGAAGCCTCTGGCGCGGTAGGCGATGTCACTGAGACCAACAACCCAACAGAAGATGGTGTGGTGGCTACAGGCAGCGTGGGTACCCCACTCCCTGTAATAACTGTGGCAATATCTGGTGTATCGGCAAGAGGTCAAGTTGGCACAATGAATTATTTTTATTGGACAACAATTGATGACAGCGAGACGCCAAACTGGCAGAATGTCGAAATGACGGTGTAAGGAAATACTATGGCACTTGTATTAGCGGATCGTGTTAAAGAAACCACTACCACGGCTGGTACGGGGACTATCACGCTTGCGGGCGCGGCTACAGGTTTTCAATCGTTTGCTGTTGTTGGTGATGGAAACACAACCTTTTATACGATTGCAAGCCAAACAGGAAATGAATGGGAAGTAGGTGTTGGTACGTATGCAACATCTGGTACAACGCTGGCGCGTACAACTGTTTTGTCCAATAGTTCGGCCACACAGCCATCAGCGTTAAACTTTTCTGCTGGCACAAAAGACGTGTTTGTTACCTACCCAGCAGGATATGCTGTGGCTTCTACCAATGTGGGGACATCAGGTCAGTTGCTAACCTCCAATGGTACGGGTGTGGCTCCTACATACCAGACTTCTACTGCTGCCAGTAAAGCCTACGTACAGGCAATCGGCATCCTGAATGGCCTATAAGGATCAAAAATGGCAGTAACCAACTTCTCCCCTCTTCTTGGTCTTGCCCTTCCGACCACAGGTGAC